AGATGCAAGCACCCCGATGATGCCCTATAAAATAAAAGATTCCTTCCTAATAGCCCCGTGGCATGGGGTATGGGGTGGGGGTGGCTGTGGTCTATCACTCCGACCCCTTAAGCTCGTTGTAGGCCCTCACAATGGGCTCTGCTTCGCGTATAAACTGTTCACGCAGCTCAGCGTCCTGACTGATGTACTTTGATCCGCGATTGCCTAGCCACTGGCAGGCTTTGATCACCGGCCACAGGAACGGCTTGGGGTCGGCTGGCACGCTGGCCGTGATCGGATCCGGCAGCATACCGATCCGCAGATATGTCTGCCGCATCTCACCAGCATCAGCCTGGCCTGATGTTAGTTTATGCTGAGCAGCCGCCACCTTCTCATAGCGCCGACCAACCTCTTCAGTGATCCCTGCCTGCTCGCATAGATCCCGGACGTCCTCGCCGTCTGTCCGAGCCTGCTGGATAATCGTGCCAGCCTCAGCCGCCAGCCCAATGGTCTTGCCCACCAGCTCTAACGCCTTATCGCGTGTATCGTTTAGTTTAGTGACGATTGCTTTTAATTTCATTTCTTTATGCCTTTCTTGACTGCGGCCATGTTGAATTTTGGAGCCTCACGCCGCCGCTGTGCGTGTACTCTGTATGCCCGCTTACGATAGGACTCTCTGGCCTTATCGCTTTTCTGTGATCGCGACCGGATCCCCAGCCGGTCATAAACCTCTGTCACCTGCTTGCTAATCGCCTGCTTGGTCACGCCGTACCGCTTGGCCACGGCCGTCATGGACTCCGGCGACTTGTTAAGCGCTATATTCAGCACGGCATGGCCCAGTGTGTCCGTTCGGTTAGCCATCGCCGGGTGATCTGGTGCCTTCGCCATTAGGTATTCGATCACCTTGGTCGTGGTGAACGCCGTGCTTGTGGTAACCGTAATCTTGAGCTCGGAATAGGCCTCAAACACCAAATCGGATAGCGAATCCATGGCCATCGCAGGGTGCTGAAAGTTGGCTGGTATTTTTTCGATGATTTCTGCGCTGTTTATGATCACCGGAAATACCCCCTATGGATGGTCAATGGATGGAAATTATGAACCCTATCGATGGATATTCCCTTAAAGGGGGAATATCCATCCATAGGAGTTCGACCAATTTCCGGTGATAGAAAAATAATAAGTGGTGATAGGTTTTTTGAGGTCATTTTTAATCCTCGTTTAATACGTATTTTTTGGCCTTTTCTGTGCCTATATTTTTGATCAAACCTTCGATTTCCCATGCTGCTGTCAGATCCCTGCTTTTTGTGTGACCGATCTTCGATTTGTTGCGGATTAAACTTTGAAGATCGCCGGCGCTTATCCCTTTTGAGATAGAACTGCGATAATCCTCAAAGTTGACCACAATCTCCGGCCGGCCTGCCGTCTTTCGCTCGGGTTCGTCCGCCCCAATCCACGCCAGACCGACATCGCTGTGGCGTAGATTCACGTAAGGCTGAATGGCAGTTTGCGCCACAATGCCCCCAGAATTGAGGTTTGACCGCTTCCCGCGCTTAGTCACCTCTAGACGGTAAACGTTGCGCTGTTCGGCATCCTGACCGCTTGGCGCAAGGGTTAAAACGCTCCGGGCCCAGTTGGTCAGCTCGGACGATCCGAAACCGCTGTAAGCCTTATCATGACCCTGATACCCGTTGCCTTCCCGGACAGGCTTCGGCGTGTGGTGAATGAGCATCCACGCAAACCCAGCCGACAGCGACAGCGGGTTCAGCATCGTGCGTAGAAACTCGCTGGCCGTCTCCTGACTGGATAGGTCGCCGCCGATAAACGCGAGCAACGGATCCACCCAGACCAGATCAACCTTATATTTTTCCACAAGACGCCGGACACGATCGACGAACTTCTCTCCGGTGGACGTGCAGTCCCGGACGATTATGACGTTCGCCTTCACCAGCTCGATCTCTTCTGGCGTAAGGTTCATCGCCTTCAAAACGCCTTGGATCGCTTCCGCCACGTCACCCTCGTCGTTCTCAGCCTGAATGATCAGCGACTTCAGCCCGTTGCCATGCGGGTTAATCCCAAAGAACGCCCGACCAATCGCCCAAGTGATTGCGGCCTGCGTGCACAGGACAGACTTTCCAAGCCCGCTGGATCCCACCCACAGCGCCGATCCGCCCCGGCAGATCCACCGCTTGCCGAGCAGTTGGGTCGGATCTTCGGTCTCTTTAAAATTCAGCAGGTCGTCCCACTTGTACGGCTCGGGGATGTCGCCAAACAGGATCCGCTCCTTCCATTCTAAGAATGATATTTTAGGCGTTCCGCATTCGACCAAGTCCTGCCGCTGGCCGGTGGCCGTTCGCATGGCACCAGGCAGACGTGACAGGCGCCCGGCGTCCTTATTCGCAGGATCCGGTTTGGAATGTTCGAGATGATTGTAAATAAATTCGACGCGTTCCTTGAATTCCTCCTGCGTTGTCGCATCGATCCGTACCCATGCGTGAAGACTGCGTGAGCCGCTTTTGATGATACAGGTGGTAGGTAGTCCGCTCTTTTTAATAATCTTCCACTGTTCATCCATCGTCGATTCATCGAATTCAATCAGGCAGTGCCGCCACTTCACCACGTGCTCAGACTTACGGCCTTTGCCGTTGTTCGGATTGATCGAGGCATACACTCCCACGGCGTTCCCCTGCCATTCCTTCAAGCCTTCGCCTTTGAACAGATCGAGCCATTCCTCCCGGGTGCGAGTTTCCCCAGATCCGTCCGGGCGCTCGCGGTCGTCGTCCCGAATGCTGCGCGTGATGTTGATCATCTCACCCACTTCAAACGCGGCCGTCAGGAACTTCTCCACCGGCGTCTCGTCCACGCTCCGCGGCATGGCCGGGATGGGTACGTCATCTTTGATGATTTGTAGATTGTGCAATCGGTACTTTCCTTTCGGTTTGTAAGGCTCGCGGGCCGGCTGTCTGAATGCAGACTTCGTGCATCCCTCAGCCTCTTTCAGCGGTAGATTGTTCCTGACGCACCATTCCTCAGCGTTCGTCAGCGTCTCATCTTGGCACGCACCGGAGTCGCGCCACTGAAGGCACAGCTTGAACAGTTCGGTGTTGCGGGTGCCTTCGGCTGCCCCGTTCTTCATGACTTCAACGGCGGCCGGTGGTAGTTGGTGAATCATTTGCTTTCCTTACCAACGGCCTTGGTATCCATATCGCGCTTCTGATACGCCTTTGCCCGCTTCAACAGCTCCTGGGCAATCGTCAGCGCCAGATCCAGTCGCGTCCCAGCGGCCTTGTGTTGCTCGGCTGCCAGATTGCGTTTGGCGCGTTCCAAAATTTCGACGAGCCAGGTGGTGCGTTTTACGCTCACCACTGCCCCATTCCCCACCGCATCCGGTTGTTCCGGGCGATAATGACCTGCTGGGCGTACTGGGCCGGCGTGTAGGTTCCGATGACGCGGGCTGAGAACATGGAAAGAAGATCCCGCAACGTCACAGCACCGCCTCCGGCAGTGGCCCGGCCAGCTTGTAGATATACTTGGCGCTGTCGTATTCTAGCTCGTATCCAAAAAAGTCACGCAGCAGATCGATGTCCCGCTGGATCGTTTTGTAGCTACATTCGAGCTCGGCCCCGAGGCGAAACGTGCTTGGCAAGCAAAGATCGTGACGCAGTTTTGTCGCTATTACGCCAAGGCGCCGGAGTGTCGGCCTTGTATCACCTTTTCGCAGCGCCCTCATCCTGGCGCTCATCAATGTCGCTTTTTTAGTTCGCACGAGTCACTTCCACCGTTGCCACCTTGGGCAATCGCATCGCGTTGAATTGCGCCTCACTGGCGGCGAACACGTCGATGACCGGCAGCTTTCCACCGCTGGCCTTTTTGCTTTTGACCGCAGTGCCCGTATCTACTGCTACCCATTCCCGCTTTCCGTTCATGATCTTAATCTTCGACCACAGCGGAATGATGTCGGGGTCGACAGCGCAGTGACGGCCAGCCCGCAGCCGGGTTCCTGTGCTCGACTGAAAGCGGCTCGACCACTCGTCCTCCCCGGGCCAATACCCGGTGATGCGGACTTTCATTTTCTTCACGTCGATCCGCTTGGCCTCCGGCCTGCAATCGACCATAAGGTTGGACGCCTGCCCGGACGTGATCCCGAGAATGGCGAGAATGGACAGCAGTGCTCTCACAGGCCGGCCCTTATGCGTTCAATGAGATTCCTGGCCGCTAGTAATGAAGGATCATTCTCACGCATCTCGCAAGCAGCCAAAGCTGCCTTGGCTTCTTTGAGCTGTCTCGATAGCGACATGACCAGCGCCTGAAGTTCTTCGTATGTCTTATTCATTTTGGCCTCCCCGCGGGTCGTACTTCTTGAGCCACCGCCAGACCTTGCAAATGGACGTGAACGCCTCAAATGCTTTGTGCACCTGCTCGGCCGTGTAACGTACCTCGGCCAGTTGTCCGGTCACCGGATCAATTAAAATGTTCCGACAAGCCATGCCCTCGTCCGTAAATGCGTACGCGTAAGCGCTGAGCTGTAAAATATCTGTTTCATAGGCAGGCGTTTTTTTGTCTTTTAGTTTCCTTGTTTTAAAATCGACGACTTCAATCACGCCATGAATGTCGGCAATAAGATCCACTCGGCCGGCGTATCCTTCAGCCTCGTTCACCATAACAGATTCGCTTGCGTGTACTTTGGTCACGCAGCATGAATGCCATTCTTTCAGCGATTCAAAGTGGTTTTCGTATCCATTGACCAGCTCTCCGGGCTCCTCGCCGTTGATCAGGATTTCAGCCAGGGAATGAATGTGCGTCCCGCGGGCGGCCGCCGCTTCAACTTCTTTCCGGCTATCCAGCACGACGCGCTTGGCGAAGTCTGCGTCGGTTTCGCCGGACTCCCGGGGAAGCGACAATGCGGACAGGATTGCCTGTTCTTCTTTCCAGTTCATCAGCCCGGTCTTGCTGGGGCCGGCTGCTGCCAGGATGGTAGTCACGGACGGATACGCTCCGACCTTGCGGGCCGAGCGCAGGTCGCCGTGGCACGATTCGCCGGTCGACATGTAGTAGTGCGACGACTCGGCCTTTGCGGTTGCAATAATAGGCGCCATGTAGGTTACCAGTTCCGAATCCATCCGATCGACGCAACGGCAAGCGCAACGGCGATCACAGGAAACACGATTTGAATTAAGGTTGTAAGGATTTGCATTTTGATTTTTCCGAGCCGGTCAGACGGATAGAACATCCGCCGGCTCTAGTTGGTTAGGATCTCGATTGTCTCCGGGTTAAAAGGGGACGTTATTGCCGTCGCCGTCTTCAGCGCCGATCTTCACGGGCTCGGCGTTGCCTGACCGATTGCATTTCCTGACAAAGTCAGGATCCACGGTCACCTTCACCTTCCCCGCGGGCAGTACCGCCTGCACGTTGGCGTAGGTAGATCCGTCCCGTTCCGTGTGGGTTACGAGGATCTGACAGGGTTTTCCGATTAGCGTTTCCAGATCGAGATTCTGGGGCGGCGCCTTCTTTGCGTAGGACTTCAGGTCTTTGAAAAGAGCAGCCTTTTCATGCAGGCTAAGTCCGTATCGCCGTCCGATGGTGAACGGACGACCGTCATCCATCTTTGCCGCCAACTGCCAGACGATCCTGACCTGGTGCTTTTTGCCGTACTGGGTTTCGATAATTCCGAGATCTTCCACGTCGCAGAAAACTGCGTCGTGCGATCCTTCGGTCGCTGGCGTGTACGATCCGCCTCTGCTTGCCATTATTGCCATATGTTTTTTTCTTTCTTGGTTTGGGTTTCTTGGATTTGCTTCGACTACTCGTCGTCGCAAAAGTCGCTGGTGATATGCGGTGGGTTAAAATCTTGGAATTCACGTTCCGGCTTCTGCCATGCCAGCTCATGCTGACGGGCCAGCCGGTGCGCTTCGGTCAAATCCCCACGGTTCACGGCATCGCTCACCTTTTCTGCGGAGTTGGCCTTCGCCCGGAGCGTGGCCGTTTCCATGATTAGGAATGCTTTGTTCGGCATCATCCGCCGTACCTGTTGTTGCCCGAGTAGTCGCAGAAACGCTGAAAGCTGTAATCCGAGTCCTCGCGTTCACGCTCGTACACGTCGTATTCGTAGTCGGGCTTGTCGTTTACCGGAGCGGGAGCGGGTTCTTTCGACTTATCCGCGTTGTATTGTTCTTCGTTTTTAGGATCGCTCATTTCTTGCCTTTCGTTGCGAGTTTCATGGATTGAATCGTCGTTTTGATTGCTTCCTGGGTGAGACACTTGGTCGTGAACCGCCATACCCGCCAGCCAAGGTCGGCTGCTGCCCGGTACTTTTCGCAATCCTTTACCATTCCCATCCCGCGGCCGTGGCGGCCACCGAACGGCAGGAAGGCACCGCCGTCCAGTTCAACGGCACAGCGTGAGTCCACCTGGGCAAAATCAAAACGCCACTTGCGGGTTGGGTGGAATTTGTATTCAGGGGTGAGCTCCGGCCCGCTGGCCGCCTTCCAAAGCAGAACGAACTTACTGGCCAGTGCGCTCATTTGACCTGCCCTTGCTTGGCCATGATCGACGCCACCACTTCGGTAAGTCTTGCCACGTCGGCCTCTAGGCGTTTCGTCCGGCTTTGCAGGTCGATCAGAACAGTCGCCGACGACCATTCCGCCATGCCCACGGATTTAGACGGCACCACGGCCCCCAGCACGCCCTCGGCCTCCAGATCTCGGACGCTCACAGAATCTCCTTGCGAACGAAGTCAATAATCCAGCAAATCACGGCGATCGCTATGGTCAGGCCGCCGATTCCGCAGCCCACAAACAGGCCCCAGCCCACGATCAGCCCGGAAAGCTGGGCCAGATCCTTCATCAGCTCCCAAGGGATCACTGTTCACCCCTTGCTTGGCGAGACCATGCCAGCCGGACGGCGGGATCCGGGTGCCAAACGTAAGCGTCCGGCCCTAGATTATATCCGCCCCGTTTATTAAAGTTAACTTGTTGGTAATGACGCTTCGGAAGCTCAGGTATTACCTGCGATTTTACAACTCTATCTAAGTCGTTATAATGATAAGCATCGGACGGGGTGGGATTTGAACCCACGGTTCTATTTCTTTCTTCGTTTTGATTTATTATGCTAGGGAAGTTCATTGTATGTTATTGCTTCAAACTGAGTAAATGTTACCGTTATGACCATGGCCTTTTCCTACGTAAAACGAGGCTCCCCGTGGTACTTCATTCGCTACAAAAACGAAGACGGCAAATGGCGCAGTAAGGCCACCCGCTATCGCATCGATAATACCCTGCACCGGGCCAAGGCAGTTGCGGAAGCTGCCCGACTTGGCGTTCACGAAAACACGGCGAAATGCGGCCACGACTGGGTCAACGATTTGATCCAGAATCATCCTGTTTCCCCTCTTACAAAAGTTTATTACTTGAATTCGTGGAAACATCTTGAGCGATTTATTTATGAGAAAAAAATAAGTCTGCAAGCATTTTCCGCTAATGACTGCGAAATTTATTTGAAATGGCGCCAAAACCTTCCCCGCACGTCCGGCGGACAGGCCGGCCGGAACCAAGCATGCCAAGACTTGAAGATACTTAAATGGATACACCGTCAGGGCCGACTGCTTGGAAAGATGGACTCCGTTGCCTTGCTTGATTACAGAATTAAACGGGGCCCGATCGCCCGCGTAAAACCTGTCTTTTCGGATAATGAGATAAAAATTGTGCGGAAAGCTCTGTCCGTAGACGGCGTCCCGGAGTGGATGAAAGTTTCCTTTGAGATTGCTTTGGCCACTGGCTGCCGTCTCCGTGAAACGCAGATTCCCTTGGAGTGCGTAGATCTCAAAAACCGGATCCTGACGTTCCCTTGCCCCAAGGGCGGAGCCGGCAAATCGTTCAGCATTCCTATCCCAGCCGCCATCGAACCCATGCTGAAGGCCATGAAAGCTGAAGGTCGTGAGGTTACCTGTGAAGTTCCCCGCACGCGGGCATCGCTGTGCTGGCGTAGGTTGCTTGATATTTGCGGTCTTAAACGTCATTGTTTTCACTCTTTGCGGGTAACCCGAGTGACGCGACTGCGTCTCGCAGGCTGTTCTCAATCAGTCGCCATGCGACTCGTGAATCACTCCTCGACGTTAGTGCACGAGTTGTATCAGCGACACTGCGTGGAGGATTTGCGGGACGCTGTGAACGTAGGCCAGCCTGCTCCTTCCGCCATTGATCAAAGTCGCTCGGAATTACCTTTCCCGCGATTAGGGGAAATCCATGCATTCCCCGCAGTTGTTTGATTCTGGCGTATCCTAGATTATAAGCAGCGCCAAATTGGCGGAGTGAAAGAGCGGCGTCCTCCTGGCGGAGTTTCATGGCTGTATCGTGGAGACGCCCCGAGATCATAAGTATCTAGCTTGACTCTCCCGACGCTCGATCGAGCAGTTGGGTGACGAGTTGCGACAAAGAAATCCGGCGCTTGCTTGCCAATTTTTGAGCTGCCTTTTTAATAATCGCTGGAAAGAAAAAGTTGGTCTTTTCAACCTTCTGGCCATTTAGCGGACGGCGGGGCATACGCCGTGAATACGCCTTCCGTCCGCATTGTCCACACTTTTCTTTTTTATTTTTAAAATTCTTTTTTACTTGAAGGCGTATTTATTACGCATACAATATGCCTATGAAAAAGGTGAAAACGAACCTGACGATTGATCCCAAGGTCAAGCGCAAGGGCGAACAGTTGGCCAAGAAGAACGGCCTATCTTTTTCAGCCTACGTGACGACCTTACTTGTCCGGGAGCTGGCTGAATCTAAAAAGTAGTCGATTAAGTTTATCACTTTTGGGACATATTCTTTAGTTTATAATAAGGCGCTGGCCTAGTGTACTCCCTTCGGGGGCCAAACTTGGACTGATGATTTCCTGCTTTTACTAACTGATAAAACTTTTTCTTTTCCGCCCTTCCCTCTTTCACCATGCGTGCCATGAGTCGGCTGATGGTTGGGCGGGTATATCCGTAAATTTTTACAAGGTCGTCCATCGACTTCCACCCAGGTGGGATCGGCTCAATCCGCCTGCCTGCCAAGTGCTCGGCCAGTGCCTGCGTCCAATCCTTTAGATCGGTAGTCGCCATTCTCCCTCCACAGGACTCACCACGTTCACCGTGCACCCTTCCCCGCCCTCGACATACTCCCCATACGCAATCCCATGCGCCCAGCGGGTCACGGAGCGATTGCGGCGGGCGTAGTGCATCGATCCGATGTCGGCTAGGCAGCCGATCGACCAACCCACTGGGGCGCCTACGCAACGGCCGGCCGCTCGATCGATCCGGTGCAGGTGCCCAAAGACCACAGGACGGCGGAGCATTTCTACATGGTCTCGGACGGCCATCTCGTTGAAAAGGAAACCATGCCCGAACAGCGTCCCACCAAAGTCCACCCATCCTTTTTCGATGTCGTACTGGGTGACCTTGGTTTTCATTTCCTTCATGGCGGTCATGAGCTCAGAGATGGCGCTAGTGGCGCAGTGAGCGACGATGGCGCTTGGACTGTTCTGCATGGAATACAGACGATCTTCATGATTACCTGCAAAAAAATGCGTCGGGCGAAGTTCACGCAGAAAGTTGATGCCGGAGTCGAAGTCTTCCCGAATCGAGGCGGATCGATCGGTGGCGTTTGGATCTCTCATGGCTCCGGCCCGGAGAGCCGCCAGATCCACGGCGTCGCCTAGGTGCATTGTGGTATCACCGGGGCGGATCCACCGGCGCTTCATCTCGATGGCAGCCTTGCAGGCGGCCGCGTTCGCCAGGTGCCCATGACTGCACGACACGGCCAGCCATCGTTTCCACTTGCGGATGATTTTCATTTCTTATCCTCAGATCCGGGCAACCCGTGCAGGACGGCGAGAATCTGTCGGCACGCCTCTCGGGACGTAGCGGCCGCCACGCTCTCGTCCGCCGCGCCTTGCAGAGCCATGTCGGCGATGACCCCAAGCTGAAGTTTCAGCGTGTGCATGTAGGTGCAGAGATCCAGTACCTCGTCCCACGCATCCTTCCACACCGGCCGCCGCCACAGGGCGCCGCCGTGCTCGAGCTGGCCTTTCACGTACTTGGCGGATACGTCGTTCGTCAGGTCGTTGATGATCGTCGCTAGGTGTTTTCTGTGCTCCGGCGACATGACTTCAGCGCCGTTCATCGTGAGCTCCACGGGCGTTTTGATACCAGTCCCCTGCCCTTTGCTGCCTTAGGCTTTTCCACGACTTGTTCCACAGGACTATGTGGAATGTCACGCCACGTACTATATCGGCCATCTTGTAAGTGACCGGTTTCCCAGCTTATGCCGGTGAGGTTAAACGTCAGCCCTACGTGTTCCCCGAGGCGGAAGGCTGTTTCGTCGTCCCAGTTTGTGTCGAGCAGATCGCCCTTTCCTACCCTCAACGGCACCCAATCAAACGCCAGCCCGTAGTTGTGGTACGACTGCCCGGGCTTTGCCTGTGTGATGATCTTGCCCGGACGTGACCTACCCTGCGCGTACAGCATCGCCTGCTCTTCCATGGATCTCCTTCCCGTATATATCAGCGGCTGGATCCGGCTGTTCTGCATTTCCACCAGCCACCCGCGGACACGTTTCTGGAAGTCCAGATCCAGCGTTTCAATGCAGCGGAGCGTACGAGCTGTTGCCTCCGCCAGACTTGTCATCGCCGCGCTCGCTCTCTTTCTGTTTCTGCCAGAGAATCAGATAGCGCTTTGAGCGATTGGGCAAAGAGATCTCGGTAAGCCTGCGGGCAGGGTTTGTTTGTTCGTTCGGCCTTGTCCCATGCGTAGATGAAATAGCTGACTGTGTCCGGGCTTGGCGGCGGGCCGTCCTGCGTTTGCGAGGTTGTCGCACAGGAGCAGAGCGCCAGACTAAGAGCTAGTAGGAGGGCGTTTAGTCCACCAGGCATCTATGTCTCTCAGTCTTTTACGGCGTTCTAGTTCGATTGCTTCAAAGTTTCGCTGGGTCGGAGTTTTGCGGTTTAGTGCGTAAAGGATGATTCCGATCAAACCACTCACCGCTGAAAGGATCGCGGCGATCATGTTCCCTTATTTGCGGGAGATTTTGCTGATGAAATCGACGATCTTTTGCAGGGTCGCTTCCGGCTCGTCCCCGGGGAACAGAGTGGCGACTGCGACGGCGGCTGTCAGGAGAGCGGTGACTGCGCCCAGGATCTGCGTCCCGTGGCTGATTACATAGGATAAAGTATCGTTCATGCCCTTTGGGCAGTGTCAAAGACCGAATCGGCGTTTGATCAGCTCCCACGCCGTACTGACCACGGCCCCGGAGACCAACGCCACGAGCCAAAGCTTTGTTTTAATCGTGTGGGCGTCTCGTTCCATGGCGGTCAGTCGGCCGTGATATTCGCCCAGGCTGGCCTGTGAGCGTTCCAAAAGGTCGAGGATGACTGTTTGGCGGGTCTCGATCCGGGCGACAGATTCCCGTACGACGGAAAGGCGTTCGGAAAGTTCGTTAATTTGATCCGTGCTCATTTCATGTTCGCCCCGGCCGTTGTGATGCACAGGTAGAGCTCGCCGTCCCGATCGACCGGCTCAATGAATCCTTCGTCGATTAGATAGGCGAGAGCGTAGAGCTTGTCTTTATCTGGTACGGCTGCCCAGTTAATCTTGCGCGCCATATCTCAAAACGGTTTTTCCCCGCCTGCTCGGGCTGCGTCGCCCATCGTCGGCGTGTTGGTGTATCTGGTGGGAACTTCAACCGCAACCGGCGCAGGCGAACATCCCGCCAGCACGGCGCAGAGAAGAATCAGCTTCATGGCAATCCAAGGCCGGTGCCAAGGGTGGTTTTGTAAAGAGAGTAAATATCGGAATTCAACTGAGTGGTCGGGGTTGCGTTAATGCGAATTACAAGCCCTGCGTATCCGTTAAAAGATGCGACGCCAGCGGGGTCACCAAAGGAGCCGATCGCAGAATTGTTTCCGCTCTTGTTTAAGCTGTTAGAAAGACTGAAACTCGTGACCGTGCCGCCATTTTTTCCATAGAATCCAAGCGAAGTATTTCCAACAAGTAGAGATTTCCATGATAGTGTTTTTGTTGCAAAAGGGATATCAGTAAATGCTATTGATACCGCATCACTTGTTCCCGGTGCATCTGGGGACTGAAGCGAAAAAGAGTCTGTTGATAAATTATTATTCCCCTGCGAAAGAAAAATTTGCCTAGATGGATACGTTTCGTTCTTAAGAAACGCAATAACTGAAGTTGCCGTGTTGCCAGTTCCAAAAGCTCCGTTTGGAAGCGTCACCCGGTCGTTGCTTCCGTCAAAATATATTCCGTCAGGATTCCAAGTCGGGCCGTTGACCAGTGTGCCGTCATACTGGCCCACGGTTCCAAGTCCGCCGAGAGTGTAGAGAGTCGTTCCGCTGCCTTTGTTCTGCGCTGACCGCATGGGCCACACGACTGAACTGCTCCAAACGCCTAAGTCTTTCAGGCCTTTCACGAACGCATTGATCTGCGCTTTCGCAGTTGCGTCAGTCACTCCGGCCCGGTCGAAATAAGCCGCGGCGTCGGCGTCAAAGCCGGACAATCCAAGCCCGCCGAGTCTCAGACCGAGGCCGAGATACACGGCTTAGTTCCCCCGGGTGTAGGCGATGGCTTTGCCGGTGGCCAGTTGGAAGGCGGTGACGGCCGCAAACACGACGAACCCGGCCGGGAAGGTCACGCCGGTGAGAGCGTCACCAGTGAGAGCGGTCTGACTGACGGACGTGAAGGATCCGTCGGCGATGAACTGAATGGCCTGAAAGTTGCCAGTGACGGCCGTGGTGCCTGTTGCAACCTTGCCGCCATATTCACCAACGCTTAGGGACGTGTCCTGATTGATTTGAAGGTCGTATGCCATATATCCGTCATAAGCGTGTCAAAGCGGTTCGCCTGTAGCGGTGTCGTAGGTGCCGCCGTATGACCAGTATTCAGTGCAGCTAAAGTCCAGAAGCACGTTTCCGCTGGCGCCTGTGTCGTTTACATAGAGATCTTTTGTAATCGTGTACCCGTTGAAAAGCAGCCGGACGTCTCCAATCTTTTGCCCGGGCGGACTGCCTGCTGGTGAGCTTGAGATGTAAATCGTATTGAGCGCAAAAGTTGGGAAAAATTTTGAGTCGGTTTTATATCCGCTCGTGTAATCGTAAAAGACCTCTACCGGCTGCGTTCCAGAATTGACGTTAATATCCCCGAAAAATCCATATTCGTCCCCACCTTTGCAAACAAGATCCTCTTCAGATTCAACAGGGGTGTATTGAGTAAGATTTCCGCCTCCTGAATAAATGTTTGGTGCGCCATAAATATCTGAAATAAATCCACCGGACGCATCGACTCGCCATTTGCGAGTCCTCCAGTAAAGCGCCATTCCCTGCGCTATCGTTAGATCTAGATAATACGGGCTTCCGGTTTGCGATCCGCTCTGAATGCACGACGGATAATATCCGCTCCCCTGTGCTGACAAAACCTTTCCCACAGGATCTCGCTCCCCTCGCCTTTCGGCCTAGTACCCGATGACTGTGATGCGAAAAGTCTGCGTGGATTGATTCTTGCCTGCGCCGGTTGCGTTCACCGCGTCCACATGAACCTGATCTGTTGCGACTACGTGCCCAAAGAACGTCAGCCCTTCTGATACGGCGCTTGGAATTCCAAGCAGAACAATATCGTTAATGGCCGCGCCTGTGACTGCGACTGTGATCGACGTGGATGAATTGCTGTTGACGGTACCAAACGCCAGGGACGCCGTCGTCGTCAGTGTTTCAACCGACAAAGGCAACACGCCGTAAGTCGTGGATCCGGTTCGCAACAGGCCAAGGTTGACCAAGCTCGTCACCACGTTCGGGCCGTTGGGCTGCGTCACCGGAGTGGATCCGTAGAACGCCAGCTTCGACGACGTGCTGACGCCGAACTTCGTTCCTGTGGCGGTGCCTAGTCCAAGATTGTAACCGTCCGTGATAGTGACGGCCGTGCCGGATAGATCCAACACGGTGGCGCCTGTCCCGATCGTGTTGTTCTGCCAATCGAGGAACACGGATCCGCCCGAGTTGTACAGCTTGCGGTTGGTCGCATCCACGTTTGTGTTGCTATCTTCGACGAACAGGGCGTCGCATTCTGCCTTGGTGTAGTAGCCGGCAGCCGATGCCGGGACTGCTGATCCTGTGGTGATGACGTCTTTGCGGATCGTGATGTCGCCCTGGTAGATTGTCTTCGGCGTGCCGGACTGCGTGAGCTCGATCTCAAGTTTCGGCGTGATCGTGCTTGTTCCCGCTTCAGCGTAAAGCTCATCGAGCTCGCTTGTGGCCATCGTCACGGTGCTCTGGAAAAACTTTCCAAACACCACGGCCGACGCATCCAACGAAAGGACAGTCGTGACGTTCTGCTGGCCGAGATTGCGAACAAAGCTGATTGTATAGTCGCCCTGGTTGTTGCCTGCCTGCACGCTGATGTTCCCGGATCCGATGCCCGTGACGGCAGACAGCGCTTCCGAGAAGCTGGCCGCGGTGGCTCCGATGGCGATCCCGGTGGTGCTGTTTGCGC